GGAAAGGCTTTGATGTACCACGAGCTTGGGCATGCTCTGTTAAAGCTAGAGCACTCAGAAGACAAAGAAAGTATAATGTACTATACGAGTGTGCTAGATTTAACAGAGCAAAATGTAGACGAACTGTTTCGTTAGATGTCGCCGTATGTTACAAAAATATATCCACGATTGAAGCTTGTTGCGTCAAAATCTGTAGTTGCAAAATCTGTAGAGTCTGAAAATATGTAGATATTAGAACTATCTGAATTAGTTTTTAAAGCTGTATTTGCGGAGGCATCCCTCCCATAAAGAGGAAATATGGCTAAGCTGTCGTCTCGTATTATATACCCACTTGTTCGTATTATTTTTTTGGAATACTCCGTCCCTAGGTTATGAGGTACTGATTTAACTATTGGAAATGTAACCATATCCCAATCTCCTATTTCGATCTTCTTTGTAGTGATTTTTACTTTTACCGTAGCGGCGTTATAATCTGCTATGCCGGATCCGCTAGTAGCGTTTGTAAGTTGAAACTTTTGTATTTGATGAAAGTTGTTTATTGATCCGTCCGAAAATATTGCCGGATCTCCGGCTATGTATGTAGTAGCTATCGACCAAACCAAAGTATTCGAAGGAGAAGAAATAGATACGTTCGCATCTACGTAATAAATTCTGTCATTATAGAAAATCGCTCCGGCAGTAACAGAGCTTGTTCCCGGTATGTTTGCTGTAACTACACACCCGTACAAAATCACAACATCGTTTGTTGTGTATGATTCAGCAAATTGCGACTTAATTATTTGTGCGCCAAGTTCATCATACGCACTGTTTATATGCTCTAGTGATCGCCCAGTAACAGGAGCGTTAACGGGGTCTATTATTGCGCTTGTCTCAAATTTTCTTGCCATGATTTTAGTATGTTATTATTTGAAAGTTGTATCCTACAAGTCTGTATTTATTTGCAACACTCGAAACTATCGCATCTCTTTCTACATTCGTTGCAGCCAGGGCTGTCCACACAGAAACTGGAATGTGAATAGCGTAATCGGCCTCGTTTGGGACCGGATCATTTTGTGTAACAAAAAACAGCGCGCTTTGATCTGTTTGCGAAACAAATGCCGTGGCCGTGTCTAACTGACCAACATAGAACGCATTATCCGTGACATTTAGATTGGTAATGTAAATGTCAGATAAAAGCGGAGGCTGCCTAAACGTTGTCTCGAATATTTTATTTAGCGCATACTCGTACACAATCTTTGAAGGTCCGAACTTTGCGCGCTCGTTGGCTGATATAGACGATTTTAATATGTTCGTCCAATACTTTTTATTTAAAGGGTAAACACCAGCAGCATAACCGTCTATTACTTCATTTCGAATATACACCCTTCGTTGGTATGAGACATACTGTCCAAAAGTATAAGTCGTAAGCGCATCATACGCTGTAAATGAGCCGCCATCCCGAAAGAACTTCCAGAACAAATTTAGCTCTACCAAAGGTTTTGTTATAGAGTTCGCAAGCGCAAGCAGCTTTGTTTTTCGCTTATGAGTAGGAAATATTTCCCTACTTGTTTGCTCATAATCTACATCGTAAATACTCATTCCGCTGTGTATGTTATTGTGTCCGCAAATTTTTGACCTGAAGTAGTTTCCTCTACAATGTACCCTGCTATGGTTGGCCATTGACGCGCCACAACAGTAGCTCCAGCGAAAGGTGTTGAATCTTTTCGAGCCTTAACTTCATTTATCACAACATCCTTAACTCCCGCAACACCTTGTATTGCGTCTTGAATTTTTGAATTAAGAACCTTACCATTGAAGTCGAGTTGTGACAAGTACGCGTTAATTGCCGACTCTACATCCGATTGTATAGAGTCTACATATTGGCCATCGTAGTACACCGATGCACTAACGTAAAGCTTATCCGAATTGTCCGACTGAACAGTAATTACGGGTCCGGCCGGGCTTATAACTTCTAAGTAATCCTTTAGCGCTATTTTCTCTGTAGAAGAAAGAGGAGTAGGGGGATCCGACTTTGCAGCCTTTATTGTAACTCGTCCGTTTCCGAGCGTAAGAACAGCCGCGCGCGTTATGATTCTAATACTTTCGTCTACTACAGTATAACGAGGCACTAGGTCTTCTCCAAGCTCAACGACCTGTGGAGTTGTTGCATCATACTGAAACTCCAAAACTTTTTTGTAGATGTACGCCTCCGTTCCCGGAACTCCGTTGTCTATCGTGTCGTCTATCGCGCTATTGTAGTCGTCTAGGAGTTGCTCAAAGATGTTTATGTTTAGTGCGATTGTGTCAGCAAACAAATTGAATATACCCAAATCGTCTCCACCCTCTTCTTTAAATAGGATATTTTGCAACTCCTGATAAGTGTTTTTTTTAACCCTTATACTTTCTTTTATTGTAGATACATTACGCGCCATTTCCTGTTCGAATTATATTGTTATCTATGTCTAAATCTACTGTTAAATCCAAACTTGTAGGAGGATTTTTGGTTATCGTGTTTCTTTTTAGATATTTTGTGTTGTCGCTGTATTGCGTCTTAAAATCAAACTCGTATACTACAACATTGTCGTGGTCATAATTCATTCGCTGTGCAATATACTGCAAGCTAGTAAAGTTTGCAGTGTTCCAATCTTGCAACTTTTCTTGAACCTCAGAAGCTAGATCGAACATTTCCAGAGGCTCCAAATTATACGATTCTAGCCCTATGTAGACACGTATATCAACCTCTAGCCTCTTAGCACCCCATCCGCTAGAGCTTGCCTCATTGTCCCCGAAAAAGTGTATAAACGCACAAGGGTACGGGAATGCTTGTTCTGTGTTTTCTGCTACGTTGTCGTTGTTAGATCGTACGAACTGATTATTAAACAGCGCAACATATTGCAGCGTTGCAATTTCCTCTAACCGAGCTTTTATATCTGTGTATATCGCTTTCAAAATACCTTGTACAATTTTCTGTTTATCAAAAGTGCAGATTTTTTATTTAGCGAATGAGAAAATCCCATAAATCTACGTTGTGTCATTTTGAACGGATGCTTACCCCATGCTCTACCATTTCCTCCGTAATTGTGAATGTACGAATAAGGGAGGTCTGAAATTATAGAAGTTTTTGGCAGCGTTGCGTAAGCTATTCGTATTGATCTTCTCAAAGCCCCGGACTTCACTAGTGTTGCTCTACTGCTACCTTTCTCACTTTCCTTTCTTGCCGCCCACCTTTGAACTGATTCATTCTCGAACCCTTGTTGCCTGAAGCTTGATTTAAAATGATTCACGGCCAAGTTTCCTAGCAGTGTTGGCAGTGTTCGTTTAAGCGTATTGTATTTAGCTATTACGCGCTTCATAAGCATTGTACCAGCGTTGTTTTTTTTCATATTGGAAGTCCAAAGTTTTTTAGTGCAAACGATTTATTTTTTACATCGAAATACGGATGTGTCGGAGGAAATATAGATCCGTCCACCGCTGGGTTATACAAGAACTCATTTGGAACGTCTTCAGGTTGCTCGAAATCTTCCAAATCTGTTTCCTCTCCATCGTCTCGTGTTACCGTACACCTACACCCCCAGCCGTTCGGCGGCATATATCTAAGCCAAAACGAGTCGTTAACATTCCGTCTAATCCCGTCTAATGTATCATGCTCCGGCCTTACTCTTGCGTCTCCAACAGTTTCATAAACAAGAATTGGAAGTATATCAGCTTCTAGTCTGAACGTCTGAAACAACGATGCAGATCGCGCAGCAGATACGGCAGTGTTATATTCTGTAGTCAGCCAAGTTTTATTATACCTTTTATAAACACTGTTGGCAGCGATTTTGAAATCGTTATAATTGTCGAACTCATGCACCAGTTTTTCGATCTCTAAAACCTGCTGATACACCTTTGCTGCTGCAAAATGGCGAACGCTAAACTTCAAGTCTTGGTACACTTCATTTTGCGATGTATTGTTTACTGTGCCGAATCCAATGTCAAAAGCTTTTACAAGCGAGCTAGCTATTTCTTCATACAAATACACTGGAAGATTTTCCGAGCTTGTTGTGCCTAGCCAAATACTTTGCAACAACTGCTCCTCTACATCACTTATATTTACTACTTCAAGCTCTTTTGCGCCGCCACATTTTTTACATGTAAACGAATAGCTACTTATAGAATTTTCGTAGCTTGTTCGCGACTTTTTTGCAGCCGCGCCCTCCGCGCTTGGCTCTTGCTCTTTCTCTACAATATCACTTATCTCAACATTAAACTCCTCCTCAATCCATTCTAAATCATACTGGAACACACCCATTGTTGATGCTACAAACTGCGCCTTTTCTTGCTTCGTCATCGTTTGCGCAAAGTCGAACTTAAATGTTCCGGTTATCGAAAATCCATGGTATCGATTAAGCCAGGGAATAAGTTTGTTGTTTACAATATACTCGATCTCGGTAGCGTCACTTTCGATTATATCCTGCCGGACGGCATAGTGCACCTGAGCGGAACCGACAAAATTTTTTTCATCCATCGTTCCTGTTTGCCCAAGAATCAACTTACTTATTTCGGAGTTTATTCGCTCTATGTGCTTATCGAAAACTTCGTACGCTCCCGACTTCTCAGCGTCCAAAAACTCTATCGAGTCATTGTTATCTACAACGGCCCAAAATGAAGATCCCGCATTTTTTAAAGCGTCCTCCATGTTCGACAGCATTACATCGTCAGAAACCGCCGTCTTACCAATACGCATTGGAACGCCAAATTTTTCGTTGTATTCTGACCAGTTCCCAAGTGTTGTTTTTTTCCAGATGTACAAAAAGGATGCCTGCAACAAATATCCTAAGTCTGTTTTAGATCCAATAAACATGTTCCAAGGAATCCAACGAGGATCGTTTATATCCTCACCATCACAGCCGCCCTGAAACTTACTCACTACTTGAAATTCCGAACAAACATACTCCCGTGGAACAATGCAAATATCCTCAAACTTATCATCTGCCATTGCGCCAAAATCGATCAGCGAAGAACCCCACGCCTTCGCATCTAGGCAGTGATTCAAAAATTCAGAAAACCACCTTTGCTTCAGAATTTCTGTTTGCTCTTCTATTTCTTCACCGTCCTTTTTTATTTTAAATGATCGGCACAAAATCGCATTTTTTCGCTGCATAATACATGCAGACACGTGCGCATCTAGCAGTACATCTTTGTAAATCCTGTAAAGTTCGACACGATTAGGATTTGTTTTTGATTCTGCAATGTTGATAGCTGCACGAAGACGCTTAATATCTTGCCGCGCCCTGTATAGCTGCTGCTCATACTCTATTGTTTGCCTTATCCGCTTCGCCTTTTGCTGCGTTAGATTTTCTACCTTTTTAGTTCTGTTTATTTCTAGTCCGAATAATCGCATTTCAGTAGTAGTTTACGCTTGACAAATTGCTCCCAAATCTTAGCTTAAATCCAGTCTGTCCGCCAAGCTCCGGCAAGTCTAAATCATATTTTCCAGTACGAATATCCTTTAGCCATTCTACAGATTTATTCATTCTGTCAGATCGTAAAGCGGGGATGTTTCGGGGGTTTATAACCGCGTGAACATCATAAAGAATATAGTCTATTAAACACTCTACTATAGACGCATCCCTGTTATCAGCAAAGGTCCATCCGGATTGATTCGGCCACACACCGGTTATCGAGTAAGTCGTAAGATCTGTTATTCTTTCCCAAAAATCTGTATTTTCTGGCTTATTGCCGGTAGATTCTGCGACACACAAGTAGTACTTATGTTTGTATTTTACCTTATACCCA